CTACTACGTTTCCTGACAATACGAATGATGCTGAACCACCGCTTGTAGCAGTAGTTGCGATTCCAACGGAACCTGCACCCTCAGCAGTTGAGCCAGAAGCCCCACCGTCTAATTTAAGACCAGTTCCTGCGTTCAATACCTCAGCGTAGTCACCGGCTGCAAATGTATCAGTAGTCAATACAGTTACGATACCTTTGTAGGGAACCCATGCATAGTAACCAGAAGTTACAGCAACCTGAGGAGCAACAACAGTAGCACCACTTGCAGTAGTTGCAGGGGCTTTTGTTGATACCTCAGCTCCAGCAGTGTTAACCGCTGATAACTGGTATGGCTGATACTGAGTCAATGCACCATGTGCTTTAACGTACACATACTCTTTTTTAATTGCGTTAGTGTCTGAATTATCAACATATCGTGCGCCTAGCTCATATTTACGTGTGCTAGAGGGGTTTGTTAAGTCATCAGTGTCAATTGAATTTACGTAAGACATTTAGTTTTCTCCTTTCTAAAAATATTAAGATTGTAAAGTTTTGAATACGCCGTTGTAACGTCGCGCTCTACAAACTAAGTTGTAAGCCATGAAGTGCTGTGAAGTGATGATTGCTTGGTTTGGAATACGTCCGTTGAAATCAACTGGGGCTTTCTTTCCTTCAAAACCATACTTATATTTCAAAGCGAATGTTGGGCTAGACAATACATATAAGAAATTGTCTGCTGTTGAACCATCAGCGCTACCAGGTGAAAAATCATCGACATACCAATCGATGTTTCGGAATTTACAGCCCGAAAATCCGGCTTTCAAATCGTCTTCACGAGCAAAACGTTGCTGAGACTGTTGAGAAGCTAAGAACTTGTCTTGAACGAATGAATTAGAAATCATTACGTCTGGCGCGTATGAACCAACCGCATCACCTGCACCTTGTCCACGTGCAATCAAAGTTCCAACAAGAGTATTCAAGTTAGCAAAATTAATTGTGTTAGTGGTTGAATCAATTTCTGTTAACCAAGTGGTTGAATCCGCTAAATCAGTGTTAGTAATTCCACCATAGGCAGTACCAGAGGCAGCTGTTACGTCACCAAGTCCGTTAATTGCTTTACCGTTAGAATCTGAACCGTTTCCATGCAAAGCTTGTGCATAGGTACGCTTTGCAGTTCCAGCAGCTAAATTAACCTTTTCAACTAAAAGTGATTTGATTGCATTAGCTGTGTCGCCTGTTCTAGTAATATCATCAAGAGTGATAGACACGTTGTAGTTTTGATATTTGAAATCAAATTCTGCAAAACTTAATTGTTGGGAAGCTGATAAATCCAATACATCAAACTTTCCGTCGATGAACCCATCAGCTGCGTTTTCTGCAATTTGTACAGGTTGCTGGATTTTTGAACCACCTGAAACATATTCCAAATTAGGTTTTTTAGACATCATGCTACCAAAGGCAGAGGATGTTAAAAATTGATCGGGCATAATCTTATCAAAAGCATTATGTGCGACCGCTTGTACTTCGTCTAGCTGTGCTGCTGTTAAAGCCATTTTTTATTCTCCTTTTTTAATCCGGTAGAATAGAATCAAGTTGAGCCTTAAAATCATCGATGCTTTTTGGAGGATTTGCCCCCACTGGAACTTTATTACTACCAGTAACAACGCTCGGCGTTGCTTGTGCTTTGCTTAGTGCTTGTTCTGCTGCTTGTGTTCCATGCTTTGCCATTACTTGCTCAAATGCTTGGGCTTTAAATGCATCAAACCATAAATGCTTAGGAATTTGTGCTTCATTCATAAAGTTAGCGAATTGCTCTTTATCATAATTAATGACATATTGCTCAGCTAACTTATCAATTTTGTTAAAAGCCTCATTTTGCTGTTGAGTTTCGTAATGTGACAACGCTTGATTTTCAATCTGTTCTTTCCAAGATAACAAATCATTTAACCTGTCATCCTGAATATTAGTTTGTGGCTGTGGCTGTACTTGTTCTTGTTCACCGTTACTATATTTGTTAATAACGCCTAAAAGTTCATTTCCGATTTGTTCATGATTAAACAATTCTTCAATTTGCGTATAGTCGTCTTTATATCTTTGAAGTTCCTCAACTTGAGATTTGTAATCATTAATCTGTTTGTCAAAGTCACCTTGTCGTTTTTCATGATAACGCAATGATTCGTACATTTTGTTAGGGTCTTTGCCCCAGTGCGATTCAAAACGCTTATCTCCTTCCCATGAATTATTTATAGACTCGCTTTCAACTTGTCCATTTTCGTTGCCTGAAGTGTCAACACTATCGCCTTGCCCAAAAGTAACTTGGGTGGCTTCTGGTTGGACTTGCTCCGGTGCAACATCAGCTTGGATGTCTTCTCCCATCGGTTTTTCCTCCTAAAATATTTCTAAGATAGTATTTTATCGAGTTCAAAAAATGGGTCTGTCTTCATAGCGCTGTCTGGGTCGTTTTCTGGTAATTGCTTACCCGTTATCCGAACAATACAAGAATCAAGAGCCATAATCGCCTCTTTAGTACTACCTTTAGCAATCGAGTCCTTGGCTTCCTCTAATTTTGAAACCAATGACATCGGCGTATAACCGCCAAAATCTTCAAGAGTATATTGTAATTTTGACTCTTTTTCAGTCTTTTCGTTTTTGTTTTCTTTATACTCTTTTTTATCTTCTTTATATTCGTCTTTTTCAGGATTTGGACCACCAAAGACAATCATAATGCCTTCTTTTTTATCTTTATGCATCTGTTGGCCCCTCAAGAATCTGAATTAATTCATCTTTCTTTAATCCGCTATAATCACGATCAGGAAATGCAGTCTTAACTAATGCAATCAATTCATCTTTTTTTAACTTAGTTAAATCAAGAATAGATTCATCAACAACTTCTTCTTTAACTGTTTCAGTCTTTTCAATTTCAATTTTATATTCTTCAAAAAGTTCACAAACCAAACTTTGTGGCAAAATAATTGTCGCTTGATCGAATTTAATTTTGTAATGGGTTTCTTGATATCCCATTTGTCCAGCTGGTAATATACCATCGCAATAGAAACTTAAATCAATATCTTTTCTGAGTTGTATGGCTTGCCCATATCTTAATTCCATACTGAAATCATATATTCCGAATTTATAAAATGCATTTACTTTTTTTTAACAAAATGTAAAATAAAATTAACAAAATGTTTAAAAAAAGATAATGAACATATAAAATTCTGATTGTATTATATGTTCATGGATAACCCCTTCATTAAATACCTGAATAATTTATTGTCTCAGGCAAAATCGGGGCATAACACCAAACAACTAAAAAAATATAAACGTTATTATGAAGGTTCGTTTGAACCTATTACTGGCGTTGATCGAGATGGAAATACAACGCTTGGTAGTGCTGGGCAAGGTAACGCATATTATAACGTTATAAAACCAATTGTTGAGACTAAGGCTACAACCGCTTTGGACGCAATGATTACCACAAATGTAAAACCTGCCAATCTATCACACCAGACTTTTGATAACCTAAAGCAATTAGAATCAATCGCTGATATTCTAAATGATTGTTGGGAAAACATTAAAAGAAGTTCGGAATTACCGAATATATCACAAAAAGTTATGCGTGATGGTTCAATCTATGGTGTAGGGATTGCCAAGGTTATTTGGAATCAGTCAATTAATAATGGTTTAGGAGATATAAGAATAGAGCGTGTTAGTCCATTGGATTTCTACCCTGAACCAACTGCAACAAACATTGAAAACTGTAACTATATATTTGTTAAGCGTGTTATTAGTCGATTTGACTTGATTAACCAATACAAAAATAAACCTGACATTCTTAAAAAGATTGATAAATTAAGCTCACCATCAGCAACAATAGATATGGGAGAGCCTACAAATAAGGTTGTTGCTGGCAAGGTAACCGCTGAAGGTGTAACTACTGGAAGTGAAATGTATTTAAATCAAGGCAGTTTAAAACCTTCTGGAACTGAACATAATATCGAACTATGGGAATGTTACTTAAAAGATGATACGGTGCTCGTTCCTTTGGATGATGAATCAGAACAAGATCAAGAAATGAAAACGGAAGAAAGGTTTAAATACCCTAATGGACGTTTAATCATTTTTAGTGGTGAGGAAATATTGGAAGATCGGCCAATCGATTATCCTTTTGGTTTCCCATTTGCTACTTATTCACCAACACAAAGCGATTCTCTAATGGGTCAAGGCGATGTTGAGGATTTAATGCAAATACAAGCACGTCTAACCAATGCATACGCAAAACTGCAAGAGTTAATTGTTAAATATAAGTCAATGTTGATTGTTCCCGAAAACTACCGAAGACACTTTCAAGGTAATTTCGATATTATTGGAAGCCAACCGGGTGATCCAATGACACAACCGATGTTGGTTACTAATAAACTCACACAAGATATCCAAATTATGAGACAGCATATACAAGATTTGAAACAGGATGCATACAAGATTGCACGTATCAATGAGATTATGCTTTCAGGTGAACGTCCGACCGGGGTAAACAGTGGCCAAATGGTACGTGATCTGATTGAATCCCCAATGTCATCTATTCGTGAGATGCAACGTAACTTTAAAAACTTCTTAACCGATATTAGTAATAAAGCTGTTGTATTAATCCAGCTATACTATAACCAACCAAGAATCATTCGAATGGCCAGTGGTACACAATTTGCATCAATGGAACCAAACGAGATGGGCGAAATGCAGATCAACATCTATGATCGTGACATGATGACAAACGAATTAATGGCCATTGATACCATTAAATCAGATTTAACTTTAGGCGAGTATGAAGTAGAAATAACCGCTGGAAGTTCATTACCACAATCACAATCGGCAATCGCTGCAACCACCATGCAATTAGCTCAACAAGGAATTTTTGGTGATATCAATAACCCAGACGTTAAAGAATTAATATTAAAAACTTTGGATTACCCAAACTACCGAGCAATTATAAATAAAATAAAAGAAGATCAAGATGAACAAGCGCAAGTGCCATTGCCAGAACCAGATTTTAATGCGTACATCAAAAACGTAAACATGAGTTTAAAAGATATCATTGAATTAATTGGTGTATTGCCTGTGGAACAACAAGTATCGGCAATTAGTACGATAACAGATAGCCTGGGGCTAACAATGCCACAACCGCCAATGCCTGAAATGCCACAACCTGAAATCGCTGACGCTATGGTCCAGGATTCCATTGATAACTATGAAATGCCACAAGTACCTAATTTTATAAATAGTATCGGGTGATGTTGAGTGCGGAAGAGAAGTATAAACGCTATGACAAGCGTACAAATAAGAAAATGGCTGAGTATAACCGTTCCGGTGGTAGTGTTGCTAAGCCTGTTAGGGATGTTAGTAAGGCTAGTCCGTCACGTAAACTAACACGTGGTAAATTCCTATTACGTAAAGCAACACAAATTCTTAAACAAAACCAACCATTGAAAGACAAACAAGGCAGACCAACACCAGCAGCAATGCAATTTAAAAGATGGGATGCTCCCATACCTAGTAATTACGATTCAGTTAGACGATTAAAACAAATCGGTCAAAACATCGTAAAACGCTATAAAAAAGATTAGTTAGGAATTGGCCTACGGATTTAAAAGATATACAAAAAAACAAAGGGTGTAGGCCAAAATATGATTACTCATCTAAATTATACTACGCATTAACATATAGTATCAATTCTTTTCTATTTTTTAATAAATTACTAATTGCATTATAGACTTCAACATCATTTTCTTTTTTAGATATCCCAATACATCCCCTCGTCCCCTCTTTATTTCCGTCAGGATGTATCAATAAGCCTGTGCGATCTGTTTTGAATTGTGGATTGAGTTTAGCTACCCAAGGAAATTTTCTACCTGTATAAGCCTCTGTTTTACCCTTAATCGGCTTCAATTTGTAGCAATCTTCAATTTTGTACATACCCTTTAACAATGCCCCATTCCCATATTTACCGCTGATACATTCCCATTTTTTGTCACCGATGCATAAGTCACCAAGTTTGGTTTTGTTAAACGTATCAACAACATCAAAGATAAGATCGTATTCTAAAGGGGTCGAATTCGACTGGTTTATATTGGATTCCATTTTAGTCGTGGCTATTTTAGAATTCGTTACGTTTTGGTCATTTACCGTTTTTTTTTAGTTTATCGATTGAACCGCCAAGAAAAATACGTAACACATCTTTAAGGCCAAGTGTTGAGACAAGTATTCCTACAATTCCAAATTCAAACCACCATGCAGTGTCATTCAATGCTTTCCATCCTTGCGCCATTGTTGCCTGTGTGGCTGGGATAAACGTTAGAATCATAATGACAAAAAAGCCTAAGATTATAAACTCATCAATGAACGATTCACGCCTATTTTTCAAAACTTGCATGTCATACGTCATATCGTTGGCAGCTTGTGTTTCTTGTTGTTTAATTTGTGCCTTTAGTTTAGCTACATCGAGATCAATTTTAGCTTGTTGAATATCAAGTTTACCTTTTTCTTTAATTTTTTTTATTTGTTGGTCTCGCTTAACTGCATCACCAACCGTTCCAACAACCGAGCCTACAAGATTACCAATTATGTTGAACATTTTTTACATTCCGTAGGCATTAATTCAATAACGCCATAAAGCACCCCATTTGTTAACTCGTTAGCTATTTTAATAACTTCTGAAATTTGAGCAATGGTCAATTCTTCTTCCCCACCTTCTCGTTCACATACCATTTTATTAAATTCAGTTATTTTCATGTCGTTTTCCTTTTCCCTAGTTAATGTTAATCCAGAAAGTATCAAATTCATCATGCGATTCTAACCAATCGTCTATATTATCGATTAATTCGCAAATATGCTCATTGTTGTAAATGTAGACATTATAATTTTCAATCGTATAAAAACAAAAGTCAAATTTGACAATTTCTAAATTTTTAATCATTTTTTCTTTTTTCTTTTTTTTATGCTGTATGCTATGGCTAACGCTTGTTTAATTGGCTTACCAGATTTTATTTCAGTTTTAACATTTTTTTTAAATGCTTTATTACTTTTATTATATTCTAATGGCATGATCACCTCCTAACTATTATATTTTTTATGCAATGTATTTACGCTTTTATCAATAATGCCTTCCAGTTTTTGTTTGGTTTTGTTTTCGTTATAACGACGGTTTTTATCTGCTTCTTTTTTTAGTTCGTCATGCCCACCATATACAAGTTTTTGCTTCTTCTCAATTTCTTTAATTTCTTTCATTGTTAATTTTCCACCTGTGCCTCGTGGGTCGTCAAACTCTGTAAAGCCATGAATTGATACGTTATGACCTCCAAAATATTGCTTCATGTTTGTGCTTCGGCACGATTCACAATTAACTATTTTCTTATCATTTAATGAAAAAAAATTGTCTTGTATGTGTTCACATGACTGACATTTAAAACTATACAGTGGCATTTAATAATTCCTTTTGTTTTTGTAATTTCTTTTCTAAATATAATTTGAATTCATTTCTCATTTTCAAGTCTTTACGCTTACAATTCAAATGATTGTATGCCTCTGTAACACTCATCTTAAATTTACGTGCTAACTCATCACCGGTGGAGTCTGTTTGGTCATATAACGCTCTTAACTGTTCTTTGGTGATTTCAGCTTCAATGTATTTATTGTTGATTAATTTTTCAACATTATTTGATACTGTTTGCAATTCGCCACGTGTTGATTGAAACGCATTGTTAAGCTGTTGCATTTGTTCATATAATCCATATCCATTTGTATTTAACTTTAAATCTTGCAGTGCTTGATACACATCTTGATATAATCGAGTCAACTGTTCAACAGTTAAAGCCTTATCTATTGATATATTTTGAATTGCTTTTAGGTGATTGTTAACTTGAAACTCAATGCTATTGGCTATTTGAGTTTTAACTGACGTTGCAATTCGTGCATCAATAGAATCATTTATTCCCTTTAGAGACTTCGCCATTCTTGCCTCTAGTGTTCCTATTGCCATTTCTATATTATCCATTTTTTATACTCCTTTTTTTTAATATCTTTTTGGTTTCTTTTTTTTGTTTTTATGCATATTTAAACTTTTCCTTTCTTATTTTCGTA